AACAGTGCCGCTGCTTGAAGCAGTGTATGGATCAACCAGAAGGTCGAGTCCGCCCCACATGCCGATGAGGCAGTCAGCAAAGTTACCGAAGTATACGTTACCAGCAGTTGCCTGCTGAGTACGAATTACATTGTAACCGTTTGCTTCGCCGCCTTCGAGGACAAACATGCCCGAACCAGCGTCCTTGGCTTTCGTCTTCAGACCGCCGTAAGTGGCTGCGTCTGTGATGTATGCCAAGTTGCCGAACAAAGCGTTGTCTTCTGCAACAGCAGTTTCCATCGCAACCATTTCAGCAAAGGTTGGAACGGCAGCAGCAAACGCGGTTGGCTTGTTGACACCAGAGGTGTTCAAGATACCCGTTGGCTGACCGGACGATCCGGAACCTTCCAATGCGCCCTTATCGATTGCCAAGGCCAGAGCCTGTGTCAAATCGTCACGGACCAGTGCTTCGATGGCAGGGGTTGATTGCAGGATCAACTGGCGGGTCATGTCGGTGAATGCACCAACATTCTTTGGAGCCATCGATACCGTGCCGAAGGTTGGTTCAGATTCAGAGGCAGCGCCGCCTTCAGAACTGATCCAGCCGCCCGACGAAGCAGCAGTCTTCTTAGGGATAGCTACGTTGCCAACAAGACCTGGGAGCATACGCGCACCAGCTTGCATAACGGACGAGGAGTTGCGCAGAACGTCGATGAACTCGTTAGCAAGCAAGTTAGTTGCTACGATTTCGTTGTCATCGCTGGTGTTCAGGTCGCGCTTCCAAACGCCGAGAACGTCGGTTGGGAGCATAACGCCCTGTGCAGCGCGGCCATAACGCTGTGCAGCAGCTTCCGAGACTTCAAACTCGAATGCAGCGGCTTCGCGAAGGCGACGGTCAGTTGGGTTTGCGAGAGCAGCAATTGCACGAACAACCGAGAACTGACGAATTTCTTTCTTCGTCAGGCCAATGTTTTCGTTTGCAAGTGGCTTGTCCGAACCAATTGCTTCGAGCAATTCGCCACGGAATTGTTCAATGCTCTTGCCCGAACGGAGGGCGGCATCGCCAAGGTCACGTTTGTTGTGACGAGCGGCGAGTTCGACGATTGCGGAGGCGTTACGAGCGGCAGCTTCATTAGCTTCGGCCCGAACCGCATCCAAGTTTACTTCGTTGTCCATTTTGGACTCCTTCTTGATGGATGGTTCAATGGTAGGTTTGGGTTCGAGAGCAGCCGCGCTACGACCCACGCCAACTGACGGGTCAGCAGGAATAGAAACGACAGATACCTCAAGAGGCGACCAAGAGCGAACAAGATACTCGTCCTTATTCGTCGTGGATCGCTCCATTTTGTTGACGCGATAGCCCACCGAAACATTCGACCGGATACCATCGACAACGTCCTGAAAAACTTCCTGAGCAAGTGCCGAGCGCCCGAACCTGACTTTGGCTCGAAGAACACGGTCCCCAGAAAGTTCCACGGATTCAATAACGCCAATCTGACGCTCTGGATCGTGGTCCAGAAGCAGTGGCGCACGGCCCGAAGCGACAAAGCCCATATCAATGGCTCCGCTTTCATGGACCAATATTTCCTTACCGAACGAGCGGTCAACCGCCAGTTCAGAAGACACAGCAATCTCAACAGTGCGTTTCTCTTCAGAAATAGCCTTTGGCTGCATGTGAATTGCGCGATGCAGAAGTTCGACAGGGGCTTTGCGCTCTTCCTCAAGAGGCATTACCTCTTCGTCAACAACATCCTCAACCACATCCGTTTCAGGATGATCTTCAGTGTCGATTTCTATCTCGACCTTGATCGTAGCGCGTTCTTCAACTTCTGACATAAATTGCTCCAAAAAGCGTTTCAGCGAAACAATAACACCAAATCATGCAATAATCAAACAGTCGGTTCCGGCTCATCTTGACCCTTGATTGCTTCATTAGCACCGAACGGGAAGAAGGCCAATTCAAGGCCAAAAGCGTCTGCCATTTCCTTGTCACGCTGCCACTGGCTAAATGTCTCTTCAACATCGCGGCCATACTGACCAGCAACGTCCTGCATCGACATAACGCCATTGTGCATGGCTGTGACGGCTGCGTTAATTTCCTTTTGAGGATCGACCCACTGCCAACCACGGGGACGGAAACTTGAAGCAGACGAAAACTTTTCAAAGCGCGATGCTGGAATTGGAATAAACCCAAATTCCATAACGTGCATAAGCCAAGCATTGTATGCTGGGATGACAAAATGCTCCATAAGGAACTGCTGCATCATCTTGTAAGAGTCACGCTCTTCCAGCGCACCCTGACGGATCGAACTGTAGGATGTGCCTTCCAGATCGTTCGACAACGCAGCATAGGACACGCCAAGGCCAGACGCGATACCGCGAATGATGCCCTTCTGGAAATCGCTGAATGCAGTCGCTGGATGCGATGGATCAAATGGCTTAAAGTCAACGCCATTGGGCAACTGATGGAAAGTGCCTGGTTCCGCATCAATGATTGGGACAGTGTTGTCGTAATCGTCGGCTGGAGCATCTTCGCCATTGTCTGACGTAAAGAAGCCCATCTTGGATGCAGCCATACGAGATGCCACCAACTCAGCCTCACGGTGAGCGTTCAGCATCTTCAACTGGCTCATGGCAGGGGCCAACCAAGGTTCACCGCGTGTCTGACCAGCGCGAAGCGGATCGTAAACGTGGATGATATTCTTAGCGTCAATGCGGTTAGACGAATTGATAGAAATGGACGAGAAATCAGAATCACCAGGGTGACGCTTCTTTACCCAATAGGCAACAGGACGCTGGAACTCATCGACCTCAACGCCCATGCGGATTTCGCGTCCGTTGCGCAGCTTTTCGTTCTTCTGCTCATCGATCTGGTCAGATTCGATAGGGTGAAATGCGATGCCGTGAATAAACACACGGTTAGGCACGATCTGGATAATAGCCTCGCCATCACGCGCAGTCGCTTCTATCACATATTTCTGAAGGTCGATCCAGCTTAGGCGACCATCTGCCGTGCAGTTGCCTTTAAGGGCAAACTGGGAAAAGGCATCTTCAATAATTTGGTTGCCAATGGAATCCAGCGATCCGTTCGTGTTTCGCGCCTTGACTTGCAGGGTCATGCCCTTGTCACCAACCACGTTGGTCTTCAGCAAGTTCATAAAACGCTTAACGTAAACATCATTACGCGCCAGTTCACGCGAACGGTTACGCATCAGAACTAGGTCAGGCTTTAATTCACTGTCAGGGCTGCGGCTAGATGCCATAAAGTCGGCAAAGAGCCGACCCGTATTCGCAGCGTGATAAGAACGCTTCGCTACTTTGTTCTGTACCTTTGGGGGCAAGCCCAATGCTTCACGCCACAAACTCATAGGAAACGCACCTTCATAGTGGTCTTAGTCGGCTTTCCAACAGCAATGGCGTTATCGCGCCGCTCCTTTGAAACTTCCTTGCGATAATAATCGCGCCACTGCAACAAGTCCACAATAGACATTTTCGCAATAGAGCGGCCCTGAATAGAGTAGGAGGACACATCCTTGTCAGCGCGACCCTGCAACAAGGACTCAATCTTATTGAGCATAATCTCAGCATGAGTGCGTGGATCAGCGCCGCTGTTATCAAGGTCTTGGATGATTTCGAACTCACCGCGTTCGACCACAACGCGGTTGCCGCTGGATGTTTGCACAACTTCAAGCTGCCAGTGATAAAAGCCTGCGGTAAACGCAGCAGATGTCGCGCTACTGGCTGTGAATAAATAATAATCACTTCTTTCAACGGCTGCTATCTGTATCTCAGCAGTAGTCCCAGCAGCTATCCGCGCAACATAGGATGCGGAGTAAAGCGCGGGAGGATATGTCTCTGCCAGAGCCGTCTTTTTCCACTGAATAAAATCGCCAACAACGATCTTCAGTGGTTCGCCCTCTGGTGCTTCATTCTCGTCAAAAAGATTAGCCATTATCCCTCAGCGCCAGTTGTTAGCGAAACCGCCTCTACGAACAGGCTTTTTGCCAGCCGTTAAAGGATGGCGTTTATCAGCTTCTTCGACATTTGGCAATTTATGCTTTTCCATGTTAGCATAAAACTTACGGGCCACGCTATCCATATTTACATTCAAGATTGTAAGTGCCGCAATTGCATACACTCGAACGTCCAAAGCCTCATTTCGTGTTCGCGTTTTAACCCAAACTCGCGACGGGAAGCCCTTGTGATAGCGGATCATCTGCTTTTCAGCAGTTAGCTGCTTAAAATACTCGTCATCACGCTTGGCAGGGAAGTGACAATATCCTGGACCAGCCTCATCCATCTTTAGGCGAGAATAATGGACCTCTTTTGCCGTATCAACGCCAATGGGATAAAGCGGAACCCTGCCGATGTTGTTCTTGGATGGACGCCCGACAATCGGCTTACCCTCTCCGCCAACACCCTTGATAGCGAACACTCTATGTCCGGCGCGTGTCTTGGCATAGTTGTAAACAGCCCGTGTGTGGTGTCCGCCAGTATCGATACAGGTAGCGCGGACAAGCATTGGCTCACCACATGGATGCTCATAGGTGGCCAGCAAGACCTCATCGACCTTGTGCCATAGCTGTGTGGTGGACGGATCGCCGTAAATCACATGGTAATCGATCTGCCAGCTTTCTTCGCCAGCGCCCCAGCCCACAATCTCGACTTCGACGCGGTCATCCTGAACGTCGGCTCCAGCCGTCAGCAGCACCACCTCATCAGGGATGCCTTCGTAATCTTCCTTGCGCTGCGCAACGGAATAATCATCGACACCCTCGCCAGCATCTTCCCATGTCTCACCAAGGAAGGTGTTTACAAAGGTTTTGAGCCGCATTGGGTTCTTTCGCGCCGCCAAAAACTCTTCGATGGCGTCAGATAGGACCGACCAAGGCGAGTAAAGTGCGTTCAAATGGAATCCAGCCACACCATTGAACGGCGCAAAAGCCACCCATTCACCATTGCGGACAGCCCTGTGCCGATCCGTATCTGACCAGACCGCCCCACATTCAGCGCAGTGATAAGCGCTAGTGCTGGGATTATCGTCCGTCCAAGTCACATTCGACCACGCCAAAACCTGTTTATGTCCGCATTCATGGCATGGAACCATGAACTTGCGCTGGTCGCTTTCGTTGTAGGCGGACTCAATCCGGCT